GGGTCGCGGTAATTCATGTTTCCGTAACACTTTAACCATTCGGGCATTTTCATAATAGAGCCTCATCGGCTTGCAAGTTATGCCCTAACGGGCGAGTAAATCCGCTTTTTCTGTCCCTGTAATAAGTTATCGTTTTTGGTTGCTCGCCTTTCTCTAAAAACTTCAAAAACGTTTCAATGTCTGGCGCAATGTGGCCCTTATAAACTGCTTTGTTCAAACCTTCCCATGCTGATACGGCTTCTCTTGCCTTGCTTTCTGGCGTATACCATACCTTAAACTTTCGGTATTCCGTTTCGTAATGGCAAAGCAAAGTTTCATTGCCGGCAGCGCTCGTTGTTTTTTGTGCTTTCCAGTTGACCACGGCGTCAGTACTGGCAAGATACGGATCTTTTTTTATTCGCTGGAACTCTTGCCGTAGTTTTTCGTTAGGGTCAACAATCTCACATTTGCAAGCTGCACAAAAACGCGCCGCAATATCGTTTGGCTCTTCGCACTCTGGGCATTCTTTAAATGTCCACCTGTAGCTGCAACGCTCATACACACCGCGATCTAAAACAGAAATTTCTTGGCCGTTGCATCGCCTGCCAAAATGCGCAGGCATTGGGCCAAAATCTGTTTGTATTCTGTTGCCCTGAAGATCCGTAAAGTAGCCGTTATCGTCAACCTGAAGGCCGTCAAAGTTTGGCCGCGCTGTAAAATCATTCGGGTAATAGCAGTGCGGGCATTCCGCTTGCAATGATTGCGCCTCACCATCGCCACTTTTAACACGGATAACGGGCTTGAACAGATCGCCGGCCAAGCCGTGCCGGTCTATATTGTCGGCATAATCCAAAATCAAACAATCGCATTTGCTTTCATCAACTCTCAATCCTCGGCCAATAATCTGTTGCAGAAGCCCTGGCGACTCAGTGGCGCGAAGTACAGCAATAACGCTAACGTGGGTAGCGTCAAACCCGGTTGTAAGTGTGCCGACGCTCACAAGGTACTTAAAGCGCTTGGCCTTAAATCCGGCAACTAGGTCCCCTCTTTCTTTTTTACCCATGTTCACATCGCCGCCAAGCATCATGCTGTTTTCTTTGGGCAGTGATTCCATGCACTCTTTAGCGTGCGAAACGGTGGCAGCGAATATCATCACACCCTGACGCCCGTATGAGTGCTGAACAACGTCAGCAACAATTGCGGCTGTTAGTCTGCCCTTGCCCTCAAATACCTGCTCAACCTCTCGTGCGTCAAACTGGCCGCGGCTGTTTGTCTGCAAGCCAGAAGCGTCATAGATTGCGGCAAGGTCTGGATCTGCATGAGCTGGCGTCAAAAACCCTTGGTCTAGCAGCGTTCGTGTTTGGATTCTATAAAGAAGCGTATTGAAATAAGGCTCTTTGGCTTCCAGTTCTGGGACAAAAGATCCGTCCGGCTCATACTGGTAAATGTAGCCGGTTGTTGTACGGTATGGCGTCCCAGTCATTCCAATAACTCGCAAGTTTTTGTTTGCTTTGCGCATCTGTTCAATAATAAAGCGAATGGTAGGCGTGTTGGTGTGTGCTTCGTCTAATATCACCGCGCCAAACTGATCACCAAACCGGCTTAAGCTGTTTTTTACAGTGCCAGGGGTAGCATAAACAACCGGGTAACGCATACATTTTGAGCCAGCTGCGGCGCTGAATATGCTGGCTTGGTTTCCAGTAAGCAGATATTTCTCGTAATTCTGCTGGGTTAGTTCTAGCGAAGGCTGTAGACATAAAACCCGCTTGCCGCTTGTCTGGTGTACCCAGTCCGCTATAGCTGCGCAAATGTATGACTTGCCCGCGCCTGTTGATAATTCTAAAAGGCCGGGCATGATGCATTTTTTCATCCAATCAGTTGCAGCGTCTACGGCGGATTGTTGATAGGGTCTTAGTTTCATTGCAGAGCCTCAGTCCAAGGGAGTCTAAAGAAGGCGCGGCAGGCAGTGACTAGCTGCTTTTCATCTGGCCGGATTAGCCGCGCAAGGTTAGTTTATCAGGAAAGCTTCCAATACTCGCTAGGCTTGCCGGTATACGGCACAAGGTCCAAGCCATTTAAGTGCTCTTTAACCACTTTCGCATAAGCAACAGAGCCTTTGCGCTCAACCAGTGTTAGCTTTCTTCCGCAGACTAAAGAGTTTCTTTCTTTGCCGATCTTGACAATCTCAGAAAGAACTTCTTTTTTACGCGCCGTTGAATCGTCAATTGTTGCGCTCAACTTATCGTATTCATCTAAAAGGCTTTTCGCCGCAATTGTGTTGATTTCTTTGTGCTTGTCTTCAAGGTGTACAGGGTTTTCCAGTTCGGCCAAGTACCTCTCATAAAAATAAAACAGCACCGGCAAGTTGTCAGTAAACCATTTCGGGTCATAGTCGATACGCTCTAGGCTATCGCCGTTCTTTGCCCACTGGTAAAAGTCGCACCACTGGCGACCTGTGCAGGCCATTTCCATTTGCACTTGGGCAAAGTAGTGCGGCTGATCTGCGCACGTCTTAAATTCTGGCGGGTTTTTATTGCGCTTTCCAAACGGGCATTTCACTTCGACAACGCCGTCATCATCAACAAGCCCGTCAGGGCTTGCGCCTAGCCAGTCGTGGAGGGGGTGAGTGTAGAACCCGCACTCCTGAACCATGTTGCCGGTATCGCCCATATAGTCCAATGTCGCAAGCGGCTCATGGAGTGTGCCGTGTTCCGTCGCTATGTTTCCGGTAAACTCAGATTCTGTGCCGTGATACTCACGCACCATCTGGCGGATTAAGTCTTCTGGTGTCTTCCATGGGTTAACGCCTAAAGCAGCGCCAATGTTTGAGCCTGTCAATTTTCCCTTGCGGGCCTTGAACCATTCTTCGGATCGCTGTTCCATTTCGTTATTCCTCATTGGGTAAGATTGGGGCGCGTTGCGCCCCTGCTATTGCTAAAACGGTACGTCAAAGTCGTCAGGCTCATCTGCAACCGGCTCAGGCTTAGGTGCCGGCGCTGCAGGCTTCATTTTTGCTGCCGCACCTTTTGCCGGTGCAACTGCGCTAATCCAGTTGCCGCGCTTGCGGTCTTCTTTCGGGATCACTTGGCCGTTGTCGTCTTTGTCCAGCTCCCAGATCTGAACCTTAATAGCCATGACCTTGCCAACCAGCGCGGTCATAAGATCTGTGTCGCTTGGCTCACCTTGTACTTTCATTAGCTTACCGCCAGCGTTCTGATCAACTGCGGCCAGCATACGCTTGGCTTTGTCTGCGGTTGCCTGAGGATCTTTGTCGCGGCTGGTGCCGAACACTTTTACCTTTTGAAAGATCACGCGCTTAGAAAATTCATCCGGCTTCATAACTCGCCATTTCAGGCTAATAAACCGATCTTCGTTGTATTCGTCCCATTTAGCTTCCTCTATGGCTGCAATACATCCTGTGTTGCCTGGGATTGGCTCAATATCACCGCCGCCCATTTCAAACGCGCCATTGTTTTCTACTGATGATCCGTCGTTAAGATTCCAGAATGACATAATTAAACTTCCTCATTGGTTACGGGTGCGGCTTTGCCGCCATTAAAAAACGGGATTAAAGCCAGTAATGGGTTTTTCTCTTTTTCTAAGTCAATCTCTTCGGGCAGGCTGTAACGGTTTTTTGCGTCAACATAGCCAATAGTGCCGTCGCTGCTAGTAATCAAAACGCGCTCGCCAGTATTGGTGACGCGCCCATACTTTGTTGTTTGGCCCTTTTTGTTTTGCTCATGGCCCATGACAAACTCACGGGCCTTAAGGTACAAAACCGCGTCACTTGAGCTGATATAGATCTGACGGGCTTTTTCTGGCATGTCCATGCTGTAGGCGGTGTACTCTCCTGCCTCTGGCCGGTTCTTCATTTTTACTACGCCAGTGTGCGACAAGAAAACAACGGTAATGCCCTTGCGGCGTAGGTGCTCACAAGCTTGGCGGATCTTTACATGCATTCCGGCAACTACTAAGAATCCTTTGTGGAAGCCGCCGGCTGCCTCGCCAATGTTGTCAGCGCCTTGCGGGTCAAACTCAACCACCTCTGCCTCAAACAAAGAGTTCATAGAGGTTATTGTGTCAATCACAACCGTTTTAAAAGAGTGCTCGGCGGTAATTAGCTCACGAAGCTGATCAATAATAACCTCGCTAGGCCGAATTTTACGCTTAAGGTTAGGCGCTGGAATTTCTGGGAAAAACTGAGGCTGCTTATCCTCTGCCCAAGTCTCAAAAACAGTAGAAGCGTTCTCTGCCTGAATGAAAATAGGAGCCGGAAACAGTGCGGCAATGGTAGACTTGCCGACGCCTGGAAAACCTACGATCGTCAAAACCGGCGCTTGCGGTTCTGCTTTTTTTGCCTTCTCTAAATAGCTCATCTTGTTTCGCCTCATTGGGTGTTTGTCGTTTCGACGGTTGCTAGATTATGCCGTTGCGGTTACTATGTCAACACCGAATACGAACACTCAGGATTAAAAATTATGACGACCGACGAAGCTAAGCAATATTTTGGTGGTATTAAAGGGCTAGCAACTGCAATCGACGTTTGGCCGCACGTCATATACCGGTGGGGAAAGTTTCCGCCCATGCCTCGCCAGTACGAACTTGAAGTAAAGAGCGGCGGAAAGCTAAAGGCGGAGCCTGAAAATGATAAATGAGATTCACGACTACATAGAAGGCGGCTTTCGAGTCTTCGGGCTAAACGGCGTCACTAAAGGAGCCTGCGATTGCGGTGATAAAAACTGCAAGGCGCTTTTTAAGCATCCTGTGATTAGTAACTGGCAGAGCGTACCTAACTGGTCAGACGAACAGATAGACACCTTTGGCCAGCTTGGACACTTTGACACAGGATTCGGTGTACTTTGCGCCGGTTTCCTGGTGATTGACGTAGATGCACGAAACGGCGGCGTCGATTCGTTCAAGAAATTGTGTGAAGACATTCCGGGATGCGCAGATTCTAAGTTTGTCGTCAATACAGGGTCAGGCGGAGGAAGCCAGCATCATTATTTTATGATGACTGAAAGCGTATCTTTGTCTCAGAATTTAGACGCCTACCCAGGAGTGGACTTAAAATCTTCAGGGTTTGTTGTTGGGTCAGGGTCTAGCCATGCCAGTGGTGCTGACTATGAAACGGTTAAGGGTTTTCCTCAAGATGTGCAGCCGGCGCCTGTTGATCTGATTGAGCTGCTACGTAAGCCAAAGTTTCACAGGGTTACAACAGACGGCGGGGAAGTCGACGTTGACCAAACCCAAGTTGCCTTGTTGCTCACATTTATTTCACCTAATACCAACTATGAAACATGGGTAAAGATCGGCATGGCTAGCCACCATTGCACAGGCGGGGCAGGTTTAGGTCTTTGGGATGAGTGGAGCGCTACTGGTGAAGACTACCCTGGCCATGAACCTTTGGCGCGCCATTGGCACAGCTTTGGAAAAACATTAAACCCGGCTGGTTACGGCACGTTACTGCATCACGCCAGAGAAGGAGGGTATACAGAAGATGTGACGTTTGAGTACAAAGGCGAGCCATTGCCTGCAGATTTAAATACAACCGGCATAGACCTAAAGCGCCCACCTGGTTATATCGGGGATCTTACCGCATGGATAAACAGCCAATGCCTGTACCCTCGTGAAAACTTGGCTGTTGCCGCTGCACTGTGTGCCGTGTCTGGGCTAGCTGGAATGCGCTTTATAGATGAGCTTGACGACATGAGCGCTAACATCATAGCGTTCTGTGTGGCAGGCTCAGGCACAGGTAAGGAGGCAGTACAGCAGGCTTACCTAAAGATTATGCGAGCAGCCTCCACGCAAGGGGCAGTTCACGGCGGGTTTAAGTCTGAACAGGAGCTTATGCGTAATCTTCTACGCCACCAAGCCGCTTTTTACAGTGTCGACGAACTTGGCCTTGTGCTTAGAAAGCTGGAAAACGCCAGCAAACGCGGCGGGGCCTCATACCTTGAGGGTATTATTGGTCTGGTTATGTCTGTCTACTCAAAAGCGAATGGCTACCTACCCATCACTGGCGACCTTAAAGAAGAGATCCGAGAAACCATTGGGCGAGACTTGGCCAAGGTTGAAAAGAAAATAAACGACCTCCCTAAAGACAGC